CTCTGGTCAGCAGTATATAGCAACTAAGGATGATAAGGGGACATGGAGAATATTAGATACTTGGCACGCTGATTTAAAAATGCTGAGTGCTGAGGATGATATTCCTGATGATAGTCCCGCAGTAGCTACTCTTAGTGAGGGGCAATTTATAGCCCTAATAAAAGAAGCCGGTAGTCTGGGAGTACTTGAAAATGCTACTTTTGGTACTGGTGAGGCTGAACTTGAAGCCATAATATTAGATAGAGACCAAGAAATCCAAACCTTGAATGAGGAAATATTAAAGTTGAAGGAACAAAAATCTGAAGTTATTCGAGATGTTGAACATTCAGAAGACTACCAACTAAAAGAGAAAGCGATGGACAATATATTAAAGTTAGTATCCATGCAGGATATGACTAAACTAAGCAGGGATTAATAATGAAATTATCTGAATATCTACCTCAAGTCCCCCACATGCAACAGCAGATGGCGGATTTAAATAAACAAATTAGTTTATTGGATGTTATGAAATCTCAGGGAGATACTGGTAAAGCACCTACAGTTGGTCTTGACCAAATAGTAAATACTTGGGTAAGACATCAAATGGCTTACCGCCAACAATTAGTACAAGACCTTCAAACTGTTGCATATTCTGTAGAAGAAATCCGAGGACCTGTTTCCCATATTACTGGGGAGGTCTTTAGAAGAGGCATAACAATTGTCCCAACAGCGGACAAACCGGACCCTGAACAGAAAAAAAGATTAACTAGATGGTTAAAGGACTGTAATGTATTTGACCAGAGTATGGAAGAGGTTTTAAGACAATTCCATTTTGATGTAAATACATTAGATGACGGATTCTTATATTTAGCCAAAGAGTATAAAGACACTGGGGATGGTACAGTTTCTTCTAGACTTCAAGAAATTAGAAGATTGAACCCAGCTCTTGTAGAATTTGATTTAGATTCAGCAGGACTCCCTAAAAACTCTCATTATCTCTGTCCAATCCATAGAGAAATGGTACAAGAAGACAGTGGGACATGTGCTAAAGAAGATTGTAATGTAACACTTGTGCCAGCAATGTATAAGTATTATCACAGAAGTGCTCATATGTATTTCTCTGATGAAGAAATTATACATCTTTCAAAATTCTCACCATCTGAAACATATGGATGGTCACCAATACTTACTATATTTGAAAAGGCTTTGACCTTAGTAGGTATGGATAAAAACTTATATAGATATTTCTTTGAAAGAAAAATGCCAGCCAGTATGTTAATGGTAACTACTGATGACCCAGAGTCATTACGTAGAGAAAGAGAACACATTGCGGCTCAAACAAGAATGGACCCTAACTACATACCTATGGTTGCAGTATCTGCTAGAAACCAAAGAGGTAGAGTGGACCTTGTAAGACTTTTCCATAGTCTAAATGAAATGGAATATTTACCTATTAGAGATGAAATCAGGGAACGTGTTTCAGCTATGTGGGGTGTTACTCCAGCATGGCAGGGTGCTCCTGATGCATTTGGTGGCTTATCACAACAAACTCAACAACTAGTAGTGATGAGTCGTGTGGTTGAGAGTGACCAAAGATTATTACATGAGAAAGTATTCCCACAATTACTAGATGCGTTTGGCATTACTGATTATGCAGTACAACTACCTCAACCAGAGGAAAAGGCTGAGAACACTAGGATTGCCCATGCTCAACAAAAAATACAAATAGTAAATCAATTTGCACAATTAGGATTTGATATAAAACTAAAAGAACAAGATGTTGATGTTTTTGAGGCAGATTTTATTGTAAGTGGGGAACCTGTCCCAACTGCTAAGATGCAAGCCGAACAAGCTGCTATGCAACTTGAACAACAACAGCAACAAATGCAAATGCAAGAAGAGCAGATGCAGCAACAACAAGAAGCAATGATGGGTGGGGGTGATGAAGTTCCAGAAGGCGACGAAGGTGAAGAAGGTGAACCTATCCAAGCTATGTTGAAAGCTTACAAGCCACCATCACAAAGAAAGTTCAAAGGTAGAACCGGTGGAATAACTCCAGATTGGAGTGACAAATCTCCAGATGAGGAGAGAGATATTGATGAATATGCTGAAGCTCGTGCTAAGAAAAATGAGCTAACTCTGTCTAAGTCTTGGGTAGAGTCTTTAAGTGAGAAGGGTTTTTCCAGTCCTGTTATAAAGGAACTGAGCTCTGACTTAACTAAAATGTGGTTTTCTGAGAATAATGTTGACTATGTGGCAGACTTAAGTGCCAGTGGTGTAACTACTATTGAGAAAGCTGTATTTCCAGACCCAACACAGTTTCCTAAAAGAGGAACAAAAGGTAAAACTAAAACCGCAACAGAACCAACTGACACAAATATAGAAGATGAATAATATTCAAAAAGGTCAAGTTAATAATAAAAAGTTTTCTTATGATGATGATGGACTACGAGAAGCCATTGCATACGCCACACAATTGATGCAAGATAAAAAACAAGTTACATTTAAATGGCACGATGAAGAATATGAAAAAAGCCTTACTAAAGAAGGTGGTGCTGATGGTGGTGGATTTGGAGATGGGGGCGGAACAGTAGCTGTTTCTACAGACTCTGGTTTTTTTACCCCAACCTATGGGGAAAGGGATAAAAGAAAAAAGACAAAGAAGAAACGAACTGGTATTCATCGGTTAGCAGATTTTATTACTGGTAACTCGCCAGAAAGAAAAATGATGCAGAAAAATTCTGAATTTACTTTAAACTTAGTAGATTGGGTGGGCAAGGAATTAAAAAAAGATGATATCAAATTTAGACAACAAACGAGTTCCGAAGATATAAACCCCCAAACAAAAATAACTGATGACCAAAAAAACCCCGTAGAGTTTGATGGTGAACCAGATAAAAATGCTGCTATAGAGCAAAAAGATATGGAGCAGAAAATTCGTAATCTAGATGATGACGAGGATATAAAACACAACAAACCTGATGAAAAGGGGGATGCTGGACAAACAGCCCCAGCAGGACTAAGTGTTCAGCTTCAATATGGTTCTGGACCTGAGAGGGGCCCTCTTGTTACGGGTGCATCTAAAGATAAAGAGAGGGGAGTTGTCGAAGAAATTGATGAAGAATCTGAAGAAGTACCGTTTGAAAAAATAGTAGGGAAGGACTTGTACAAGAAGTTATTAGGTGACTAAGTTGCACAACACATCAAAATATGATAGTGTAGTATTATGCCCTAAGTGTAAGGGACCAATGTTTGTCAATCAAGACAAAGATTTGCAGTGCAGAATATGTGCAAAGATACTAGTTACGGAGATACAGTTTAGTTATGATACCCGAGCAGGTAAAATCAGAGATAATAAAAAGAAGAGCGATTGGGGCTACGTGGACGAAGATAGCAGAGTGGCTGGAACAGGAACATGGCATTCAGGTTCACAGAACAACCATTCAAAAGTGGTTCGACAAAAACCATTGGGAACCGGAAGAAGAACTCTTGGTAAACGAGGAAGGCACAGATAATCGTATCAAGCTAGATAAGAAGCTGGCTACCTATAAAGGCGAAGCTGATTATTACAAAAAACTCTACAATGGACTTCTAAAAGAAAATATAAAACAAGATGTTATCGTCCAAACAATTCAAGAATATACTAAAGGCTTTCCGTCAGTACCTCTAAAACATTTAAACAACTCTGATAAAACTCCATTTGGACATCAAAAACAAATTGTAGTCTCACCCCTATCTGATACTCACGTTGGGGAACAAGTATATAAAGAGCAAATGCGGGGTTTGAACGAATATAATTTCGACATATTTAATAAAAGAATGTATGGATGGGCTAACCAAGTATTAAAACACACGGCTTATCGAAGACAAATTGCTCCGATAGATGAACTAATGGTTCCTATGTTAGGTGATATGATTAGTGGGGATATTCATGATGAGTTAGCTAGGTCTAATCAAATGAATAATATGGAGCAAATGATTAGAGGAGCAAGTATTATTGCTCAAGCTTTGATGTATTTAGCACCACATTTTACAAAGATTACAGTTCCTTGTGTAGTTGGTAATCATGGAAGAATGACCAGAAAGCCACCTATGAAAGACAAATTCATGGATTGGGATTATATGTTATATCAATGGGTTGCAACGTTTTGTAAGAACCAAGATAATATAGAATTTCATATACCTAGAAGCTTTATGACTACATTCAAGATACACGATAAAGTAGTTCTTATAATGCATGGAGACAGTATTTCCGGAGCAGGAAGTAGTGGAGCTATTACAGGAGCTATTGCTAAACTAAGAAGTGTCTTTCAATTCAGAAAAACATTACAGAGAGAAATAGAAGACTCAATGGATGATGATGCAGCTATAGAGTTTGATAGTGTAATGATAGGACATTTCCACAGAATAGATGAAATAGATATAGGAACAGGTGAATTGCATATCTGTGGCACAATGAAGGGACCCGATGAGTTTGCCTTACAGCGACTTCATGCCGCTACTAAACCTAAACAATTAGTTACATATTGGCACCCCCAGTATGGTTATATCGGTAGAGATATTATTTATTTGAATCGTTACGACAACAGTAAACGAAAGTTTTTCGACAAGGTTCCTGAAAAATGGGGAGACTTATCAATATAAACTAGTATAATAGTTTATGCCTAGGAAACAACAACAACTGACTACCAAACAGCGGAGAGCTTACAAGACTCTTTCACAGTTTGTTCTGCAGGAGATTGGTAAAGAAATTATAGTAGAATGCGAAAAAATTCTTCCAAATTCTCCTATACCATTGTCTGATGCAGTTGAGATAGAGGCCAATCCAACGGACCTTACTATAAGGTTCAACGAAACTTTTGACCCTATATTGCTTCCGGCACAACACGCAGGAGAATCTGTGTTTCAAATACGAGGAGCAAATCCTAATACAGGAACACCATATAGTTATTCTGCTGAGACAAAACAGCATTTTCGAAAAACAGAACGAGGCATCGTTCCTGTACGAGCTCATACCAAACACTATGAGCTTGGGTATAAACCTGTAGAAGGAAAAGGGGGTTGGTATACGGCTAGTCCTAAAAATAACTTTGGATTACGGATGGCACAATTAAGAATACAAAAGAATTTTGTACAAGAGGCCTATGACAAAGTGTATAAAAAATTACCCAAAGAATATAGAAAACAATTGCCTAAAGCAATTCAAATAAAAGAATAGGAGGAAAAAAATGGATATAAGTAAAGTAACCCAAAACCAAGAGTATATTATTTCTAGACACTCTAAGATGGTGGGGAAGATATTAGATTTAGTAGAGGCATCACTCCCAGAAGGGAACCAATGTGATAAATTAAAGAAGCTTGTTCAAGTTCCTTTATACGATTTTCGTAATGAAATGATTCAATTAGACTCAAAAGGTCTACCCGATTCCGAATAGTTGCCATAAACATATTATAATTGAGTAGGATTTTTCGATTTCCTCAGTATAATAAAATAGCGTTAAATATAACGTTATATTTCTTTCCATAATTTAAAGGGTCGGATGGCTAAGACCAACCTTTTTTGTTAAATGCAAAGAACAAATTTAAATCATAGGAGGTTTTAAACTATGGCAGACATAAACGAAAGGCTTGAAAAGCAGATGGAAGGCACTAATCTTGCTCTAGCAGCTGTAGCCGAAGTCCTACAAAAAATGGACGGACGATTGGCTAAAGAAGAAGCTAGCAAAGAGGAAGAGGAAATAGAGAAAGCCGAAGCTCTTGCAAAAGCTGAGTTAGTGAAGTCTATCGCTAAAGAGGTGCAAGCAGTTCTTAAAGCTTCAGAAGGAGACAGCTATGCTGGCTCAGATGCTTCTGGAGATGAGAAAAAAGCAGCCCCAACAGGCGGTACTCCACAAAACGCTGACGATTCCGAAAGCGATGCTGGTATTGACTCTAAAATAGAGGAACAGCAAAACACCATCCAAGCTATGAAAAAAGCAGACGATGATGACGAAGAGATGGAAAAAGGTCATGATGATGATGACAAAGAAGAGAAGGGTATGTACAAGGACGATGATGACGAAGACGCAGCTGACGAACCTGTAGAAGAGAAGGGTATGGATGACGAAGACGATTCTGACGAGATGAAATCAATGAAGAAACAGTTAGAGACTCTAAAGAAACAATTAGAAGCAACAGAAACTAATATTTCTAAAGCAGTTCAAACTGAATCTGAAGCAAGACTCAGAAAAATGGGATTCAGGGAAGAGACTGGGTTACAGGCTCCAAAAGTAGTAAACAGCTTAGGAGTAGATGATTCTACACCTATACAAAAAGCTGCAGCAACTGCTGACACAGCCGGACAACTTGCAGAACTTTCTTATTCAGAATTAAGAAGAATGCAACACAATATAGAAACTGGAAACACTGATGGTGTTCCTAGAGAGCTATTAGGATAATAAATTATAAACAAACTACAGGAGATTTACAAACATGGCAAATCCAAGTTTAACAGAATATCTTGCTCAGTCTCAACGAGGACTGTATCAGTCTGTATTCGGACCTGAATACTTACAGAAACAATCCTACTTTACAGTTGACTCTGCAACAGGTGTATTCAACACAACATACGGAAGAAAA